CATCGCGTTTCTGACCCGCTTATTCGCAACCTAATGCAACAAGCACAGGCGCAAGTCGAAAAACCTAATTGATGAATGTATCGGATAAACTCCTTGACCTGACCATCATACGGCAACTGCTATTAGAGCGGGTTATTGCTGGGCAAAGTGCTGCGCTAAACAAGCAGCTTGATGAAATTGCCGCTGCACTGCAAAAGCAATTAAAGGGCAAGGAGCTTACCGATTACCAAGGCAAGCGGCTGGATAAAGCCATTGCTGAACTGAAGAACATCGTAACGGTCAATGAACCTGATTTAAGCGACCTTACAGAAGCAGAAGCATCGTTCTTTAGGGATGCTATGGTCAACGTCGGTATTGACGCTGTGCTGCCCCCTGTGACCGTATTGGAAAGCGTTGCACAAAGCAGCCTGATACAAGGCGCGACAATCGGCAACTGGTTTTCCCGTTTGACCGAAAGCGCACGTTTCGACGTTGAGCGCGTCGTTAAAAACGGCGTCTTGCTTGGGCAGACGAACGCACAGATTGCCAAAGAACTTATCGGCATTGGTGACAAGGGCGGTCAGCCGATTGCTAAGGCGCGGCGCGATGCAATGGCGATTACCCGCACAGCCGTTCAGACTGTAGCGAAAGATGCAAGGCTGGCATCACTGGAAGCCAACGCTGACATTATTAAGGCAGTGCAATGGGTTTCGACCTTGGACAGCCGCACAAGTTCCATTTGCATGGCACGTTCAGGCAAGACATGGAGTTACCCTGACTTTAAGCCCATCGGTCACAAAATCCCGTGGAATGGTGGCCCACCCGCGCACTGGAATTGCCGAAGCAGCTTTATCCCGATTACGAAATCATTTGAAGAACTGACGGGCGGCAAAATTAAGGACAGGGTTGAACCATCGACCCGCGCCAGCATGGATGGCGCTGTTGCTGCCGACCTGACATTTGACCAATTCCTAAAGAGCAAACCCCCCGAATTTGCAGACAAGATGCTTGGCAAAGGCCGTGCAGAACTTTGGCGCAGCGGAAAGATTACGTTAAACCAACTGCTAGACCAGCGTGGCAACCCGCTGACTTTAGCGCAGTTAAAGCGACTATAGTAATGTAGTGTTTACCGTGATAATAGAAAAGTTACGCCAAGGCTGTGCTGCGGCATAAACCGCCCCCGTGGGGCAACCAAGTCCAGAGGACAAATCTATGAGTGAAGAACGGATTGCAGAATTAGAAGAAGCGATGGAGGCAATGAATGCCAAAAACGCTGAACTTCTAAGGGAAGTCAAAATTGCTAGAGCGAAAGCGAAGGGCGTTGAGATAGACCCAAACGATTTTATGGCGCTTCAGACTGAAAATGAAACGCTTAAGTCGCAACTCGAAAAGGTTGCAAAGGATAATGCGAAGACGGTTGAACAGTTGCAAGCAAGCCTGAACGAAAAGGATGGTGCGCTTCAGTCTTATTTAATCGACAACGGGTTAAACGATGCAATGCTAAAGGCTGGTATCAAACCTGAATTTATGGCGGCAGCAAAGGCCATGCTGAAGTCGCAAACCAAGTTGATGGCTGATAACGGTCAATATTCTGCACTTATGGGTGACAAACCGCTGATTGAAGCGATTGCTGAATGGGCTGCTGGCGATGAAGGTAAACACTTCGTTTCTGCACCCGCGAACTCTGGTGGTGGAGCCACTGGCGGGATGGGCAATGGTGTTCCTATCGCACCAAAGGGCAACCTTGGTGGCGATAAGACGCAGCGGACAAATGCAATTAAACAAATGTTCCCTGACCTACCATAAGGATTTTGAATTATGTCTCTTTCGCAAATGAAGGTATTTAACGAATACGTTATGCCAGCAACCATCGAAACTCTCGCCCAGATGGTCGAGAAGTTCAACGCAGCATCGGGTGGCGCAATCCGTTTGACCACGACTGGCTTTGATGGCGACTTCTATCAGGAAAGCTTCTTCGCTGCCGTGCATAGCGCACAGCGTCGCGTTGACCGTTATGCTTCGCAAGCATCGGCTACCGCAACTGACCTGACGCAACTTCAGCTTAACGGCGTAAAGGTTGCTGGTGGCTTTGGCCCCATCCGCTTTGAGCCTTCGCAGCTTACATGGTTGCAAAAGCCAACGTCGGAAGGCATCGAAGTTGCATCGCGTAACTTTGCTGAAGCACTGATGGCTGACCAGCTTAACACTGCGATTGCCGCAGTTGCCGCTGCAATTGCCAACCAAGGCGCTGCAACGACTGTTGACGTTTCTGGCACTGGTGCTGTGACCTATGCCACGATGAACAGCGCAAACGCTTTGTTTGGCGACAATTCGTCGAGCATCGTTGCTAACGTCATGAACGGCGACAGCTATCACAAGCTGATTGGTCAGAACTTGACCAACGGCGCACAGTTGTTCGTTGCTCAAAACGTGCAAGTTGTGGACATCCTTGGCCGTCCTGTCATCGTGACTGACGCCCCTGCATTGTTCGTTTCTGGCACACCAAACAAGAACCGTGTTCTTGGCCTCGCAGACAGCGCAGCAATCGTTTATGACGGCGGCGACGTTATCAGCAACATCGAAACCAACAACGGTCAGACCCGTATCGAAACCACGATGCAGGTCGATTACACCTTTGGCGTGGCTTTGAAGGGCTACACTTGGGACATCACCAATGGCGGCAAGTCGCCAACGGATGCTGAACTTGCAACTGGTTCCAACTGGGACAAGGTTGCAACGTCCATCAAGCACACCGCTGGTGTTATGGCGATTGGCTCTGCTGCTTAATTGAGCAGAGTGCGGGGGCCGTCGGTTGGAAGGGCGGCCCCCAATCTATTTGGAGGATTTTATGGCTAAAATCATTTACGAACCGCATCCAATGAACCCAGCGCGTAAAGCTAAATTGCAAGAGCAGGGTTATAAAATCATTGATGCTATTTTTGCCCCCGCTGGCACACCTTTGCACGAAAAACTGGATGTAGAAGAAATCCCTGCTGAAGTTGAAGCCGCCATTGCCCCAGAGGTAGTTGAAGTGGTAGAAGCGCCAGTAGAAGAAACACCAGCCGTTGAAGAAGCTGCTGAAGAAGCACCTGTGGTCGAAGAAGCCCCAGTTGCCGAAGAAGCAGAAGCAACGACGAAAACTGGCAAAAGCCGCAAGGAGTAACAAATGGCATTCGTGGTCGAAACAGGTGCAGGGCTTTCTAACGCAAATAGCTATGCCAGCGTTTCGGCTGCGGATGGCTATGTTGCTGACCGTGGCATAACGGGCTGGTCGAGCCTGTCGCAATCAATCAAAGAACAATCGCTGGTAAAAGCAACCGACTATCTGGAAGCCACATACCGCGATGCTTGGAAGGGCAATCGGGTTAGCGAAACGCAATCATTGTCATGGCCCCGCTATAACGTGGTCGTGGATGGTTTCAATTACCCCAGCGGTGTTGTGCCACCACAGGTCATAAACGCTTGCGTAGAAATGGCGCTACGGGCTGCGGCTGGCGATACGCTGATTGCCGACCAAGGCCAGAAGGTGAAGCGCGAAAAGATTGACGTAATTGAGGTTGAATACCAAGATTATTCCGACCCGACGCAGCGTTACCCATTCATCAATCGGATATTGACCCCATACCTTTTATCCGCATCTGAAAGCGGGTTTGGTGTAACACGGGTTGTCCGCACATGAGCAGCCAAGCGCAAACAGCATCACGGCTGCTTGCTAAATATGGCGAAGCGGTGTCCATCATATTCCCTGTTTATGGAGCGACAGACCCTATCACTGGCGCAGTCATCGGCACGAACACCAGCACGACAATAACAGGCAAGGGCTATCCCGCTGCTTACCACAAGCGCGATATTGACGGCGACATTATCCAAGCGGGTGATGTGCGCCTAATCCTTGAACTTATCGCCAACCGCCCCGCTGTGGGCTGCTTATCAACCATTGACGGCACAACTTACCGCATCATGGATGTGCAACCAATCCGTCTTACTGGTGAGGATGTGATTTACATATGCCAGTTAAGGTCAAACTGATGTTGCCGATAGGCCAGAGGGTTTTCTTTCCATCGCAATGGAACTCTGGCATTTTGGACAGCGTGTTACACGACACGCATAACCACGTTATTGCCTATATAATTAAGCTGGATGATGGTAAAAAGGTGGCTGTAGATATGCAGATTGTGGAGCCTTTAGATGATTAACAGCAAAATTAGTGCGGCGCTTGCGACCAAACTTAATACGCTTGCGCTTCCAACGCATTGGGAAAATGCCAAGTTCACGCCCACCAATGGGCAGATATATCTAAGCGAAAGCCTGTTGAGCGGCGAAACTAACCCTGTCGGCGTTTCAAGCGCAGCATCTGATGAATTTGGCGGCGTCTATCAGGTGCTTGTTTACGCCCCTTTGGACGCTAACAAGGGCCAAGCCCGTGCAACCGCTGATACCGTTGCTGCTGCATTCCAGCGCGGCGACAGGCTTTCTTATGGCGGCATTACAGTCACCATACAGCGCACGACACAGAACCCAGCGTTTATATCAGGCAACCGCTTTGTTATTCCTGTCAGCGTGACGTATCGGGCGTTTTCATGACCACGTTCAGTTTGGACGTAAAGGCGTTTGCTGCGAAGGCTGAAAAGGACGCTGATGCCGCTATCAGTAAAATCTGTTTAGACCTTTTATCTGACATCGTTTTAAACACGCCTGTCGATACTGGAAGGGCAAGGGCCAACTGGTTTACCAGTATTGGCACACCATCAAGCACGACTGTTGAGCATGAAGGCGCTCAATCTGCTGCTGGCGTTGCAATAGGCAGGGCATCGGCTGATATTGCCACTGCGCCGCGCAATATTTTCTGGATTAGCAACAATCTGCCATACATTTATCGCCTTGAATTTGAGCAATGGTCAAAGCAAGCGCCAAGTGGTATGGTGCGATTAGCAATCAACCGCGCAGAACGCAAAATGCGTTAGGGTGACTTGACTGCTTTTTTGTGTTAAATGTTCAATCCCATGCATGGAGATTAAATTATGTCTGACGTTGTTTCCTCGGTTGGCACTATTGTTTCGGTGTCGGCTACTGCCCCAGCCACTTATGACGCCACTGGCTTCGCTGCCCTGACTTGGGCTGCTTGCGGTGAACTGGCTGACTTGCCAGCTTTCGGCGCTGAAGCTGCGCTTGCTACGCACACGCCACTTAAAACTGGTATTGTTGCCAAGCGTCGTGGTTCGCTGAACTATGGTTCGGTTACTTTGACAATGGCACTGTCTGAAACAGATGCTGGTCAAGTCATTCTGCAAACCAAGGGCAGCGCCGCTGCTGGCGCAAGCGCACTTGTTTCGGTTAAAGTTGCTCTGGTTAATGGCGACATTCAGTATTTCACTGCACAAGTTATGTCGTTCAAAACCAATGTCGGCAATGCTGACGCAATCACAATGGCTGAAGTGACACTTGAAATCGACAATTCGGTTGTTAAGGTTTCTTCGTAATTAGCCCACAAACTTCCCCGTCGTGGCTGCATCCGACCACGGCGGGGGAGACTTTCAACATCGGTGCATTCGGATGGAACTAAATATGTTTGACCTAAATTCATTGAAACCTGTTAAAGCTGACGATGGCGCTGTTTTGCAAATCGCGCACCCCGAAAGTGAAGAAATCATTGAGGGTATGACCATCACCCTGCTTGGACAGGACAGCAAAGTTTACCGCAAAATCCAACTTGCAAAGCAGCAAGCGGCATTGAACCGCATTTCCAAGGGCAAGAAAGCTGTCGATTTTGATGCTGAAAAGCTGGCTGAAGACAGCATTGATGACCTTGTGAAGCTGACTGTTGCTTGGGAAGGCTTCACGCTCGACGGCGTAAAGCTGGATTGCACACCTGAAAATATCCGCACTGTTTATTCTGAATGGTCGTGGATTAAGGAGCAGGTGTCGGAATTTGTTGCTGACCGCGCAAACTTTTTTCGCGCAAACGATTGAGCAACTCACCTTATTTGTAAAACAAGCGGCTTGGCTTAACACAATCCCGACGAAGGCAAAGCGCCCTCGGCGGGAAACAAAGTCAGACGTAATGCCACCCGTGCTTGGTGGGGCTTACCTTATCGAAATTCTTTTCGAGGTTGGCCCCGCCAAGCCTGTCGGCATGGGTGGCAGCGCGGCAATAGATGAAGTTGATTTGGCTGCATGGATGTCAAATCAGGGCGTGACGTTGACACCTTGGGAAGCCAAAACTGTCAGGCAATTGTCCCGTGAATATGCTGCGATGCTATCGCAAGCTGTGGAACCAAACACGCCACCGCCGTGGGTTGACCCAGCAATCATGACCTTTGAACGGCGCGAAAAAATATCAAATGCGATGTCTGATTGGGCAAATCTAATCAACACCAAGACACGACGATAATCTTGTGCTATGGCCCATATTAAGCGATAACGCTCTGGGCCTCTTAGGATATTGCGCGTGGCAGATTTAGCGAACCTTCGTATTTCAGTTGATAGCCGCGACGTTAAGTCGGCAACCAACGACCTAAACAATTTGTCCCGTGCTTCTGGCAATGCGGAGCGTTCTGCGAACAGCCTTACAAATGCGGCGAAGCTTTTTGGCGGCGCTCTTGCTGCCGTCGGTATTTTTGGCCTTGCTACAGGCGTTGCGAAAGCCAACGCAGAATTTCAATCGCTTAATGCCTCATTAAAAGTTGCGACTGGTAGCACGGCTGCGGCATCGGCTGCGTTTGATGAAATACGCAAGTTCGCAGCGGAAACGCCTTATCAATTAAACCAGACTGTCGAAGCTTTCTTAAAGCTGAAAAACCTTGGCCTTGACCCAAGCATGGCATCGTTGCGCTCATACGGCAACACGGCGGCATCAATGGGCAAAAGCTTAAATCAGATGATTGAGGCTGTCGCGGATGCTTCAACGCTGGAATTTGAGCGTCTAAAAGAATTTGGCATAAGGGCCAAGCAGCAAAAAGACACTGTTACGTTTACCTTCCAAAACGTGTCCACCACTGTCAAGAAAAATTCCGAAGAAATCCAGCAATACCTTCTCAACATCGGCAACACGCAATTTGCTGGTGCGATGGACGAACAGATGAAGACCCTTAATGGTCAGATGTCGAACCTGAAGGATAACATTGACAACTTGTATGTCACCTTGGGCAATGCTGGCGCGACCAATATATTTTCGCAAGCATTGAATGCCGCAAGTTCTGCCGTTGTTTATTTAACGACAAATCTAAATTCAATTTTGCGCGTCATTGAAATAACGATGGTTGCCATCGCTGGCATGGCCGCTGCCTTTGTCGCATTTCGTGCTGCATTAGCAATACAGGCTATTGTTGGCTATATTGCACAAACTGTCGCACTTAATATCGCCCTTGGCGCGACAACCACAGCAAGCGCATTGGCTGGGGCTGGCATTAAAGGACTTCAAGCTATCCTTGCATCAAGTGGATGGGGATTGGCGGTTGTCGCCATTGGCGCTGTTGTTGGCGTTATATATTCTCTTGCTACGGCACAATCACGCGCCCGTGAAGAAACCAACGGACATATTGCTGCATTAAAGCAGCTATCGCAAACACGTTCTGCTGGCTGGGCGCAAGCGCGAACGGATTTGGAAATAGAAAAGCGCCTTTTGGAAGGCCAGATTAAGGTAATTAAGGAGCGCAACAAAGCGCAAGCTGTTGGACAAGGTAAAAACATTGAATATGTCACGCCAGACCTGAGGGCAAAGCGCGAAAGATTAGATGCCATTAATTTGGGCATTCGAGAAGCTGATGCTTTGAAGGCACAGGCTGACGCAATGTCTAAAATACCCGCTCCTGCCGCAGCCGCTGCTGCTGGCATTGCTGAAACTGGTAAGCAAGCAAAGAAGGCTGTAGACCCGCTTGAAAAATACCGTGACGCTTTGGCCGAAATGGTCGAAGAAGGTAAAAAGATTGGCATGACGCCAGAGCAAATAAAGGCATTTGACGTTGAAAAGCTTGCCCTCGCTGCTGCTGCCGCTGGCTACAAAAATTACAATGATATTCGCAAGCAAGGTATGTCTAATGCCTTGAACCAATATGCCATTGATGTTGCTGAAAAAATGGCTGAAAAATTAAAAGAAGAAGCCAAGGCGCGTGACGTAGCAACTAAGGCTCATGGCGAAACTATAAAGGCGCTTCAAAACGAACAAGAATTAATTGGTCTAACAGGCAAAGCCCGTGCGATTGCGATTTTGGAGCAAGAAAAAGAAGCTTATATCCTAAAAAATCAGCTTACCATGGGCCATACAGCAGCCGCCGCTGCCGCTGAAGAATATTACCAAATCAAACTTAAAAACATGAACCTACAAGGCGCATATGATGCCGATATAGCTGCCACCGAAAAACTGGCTAACAATCTTGAAACTGTAGCTGGCATGATTGGTGGAAAAGTTGGCAGAAGCCTTCAAGGTATTTTAAAACTTGAAGTGACATTGGCGGATGGTTCTACGAAAAAAATTAGCGATGCCATTGCAAAGTCATTTCCAAAGTTGGGCAAGGCACTTGGCGCAGCAACTGCTGGCGCTCAAGTCGGCACATCTGTTGACCAACTCTTTAAGAGCATCGGCATAAAATCATCCAAGATGGGCGCACAGGCTGGCGGTGCTATTGGTGGCGCTGCATTTGGCCCTGTTGGTGCTATCGCTGGCAGCATCTTGGGTGGCGTTTTAGGTGGTATGCTTAAAAAGACCAAAACTGGCGTTGCGACTATTTCGCAGATAGCTGGTCAAGGTATGCAAACTGCATTGTCTGGAAACAGTGCGGCATTGAAAGATGTCGCCAACACAATGGCAAATGGCTTGCTTAAAGGCTTGGGCAACGTCGCAGAGCAACTTGGCGGGACATTGGGCGGTAACGTCAAAGTCAGCCTTGGTATGCGTAAAAATGACTACGTTGTTGACCCAACTGGTGCTGGCCGCACCAAGGGTTCTGGCGTTAAGAATTTTGGCACTGACCAAGCGGCTGCGGTTGCATACATTACGCAACTGGCAATTCAGCAAGGCATCGTCACGGGTATCAGCGCAGGGGCGCAAACGCTCATTCGTGCTGGCAACGACTTGAATGAACAAGTGCAGAAGGCACTGAAGTTTGACCAAGTGTTTAAAGACCTAAAAAGCCAAAGCGACCCGCTGCAATCAAGCCTTGATGAACTTTCCGTAGAAATGGAAAAATTGAAGGTCATCTTTGGCGAAGCTGGTGCGTCTGCCGCTGATTATGCCAAGCTTGAAGAACTATATGCCATCAAGCAAGCCAAGGCGATATTTGAAGCCAACAGGCCGCGCCGTGAACTGGAAATTCAGTTGATGGAAGCACAGGGCGATGCTGCTGGTGCTTTGGCTGCACAACGTGCGCTGGAACTTGAAAGCATGGATGCAAACCTTCGCGGTTTGCAAGAGCAAGTCTATACCGCCCAAGACGCTGCGAAGGCGACACAGGCGCTGGCTGAAGCACAGCAAAAGGCTGCTGAAGAAGCTGCTGCATTGGCTGAAGCGGCATTAGAATTAGCCAGAGATAGACGCGCACTGGAAATCGACCTTCTTGAAGCGCAGGGCTTTGCAACAGACGCACTGGTGGCAAGGCGTAAGCTTGAATTGGAAGCAATGGATGAAACCTTGCGTGGCTTGCAAGAGCAAATCTGGGCCGCTGAAGATGCTAAGGCTGCAAACGAAGCAATGAATGCTGCTGCTGCTGCTGCGGCTGAAGTGGCGCAAGCTGCTGCTGAATTGCAAAAAAGCAGGGTTGAACTTGAAATACAGTTGCTTGAAGCACTGGGTAAATCGACGGAAGCCTTGTCTGCGCGGCGCGAATTGGAATTGGCGGCGCTTGATGAAACATTGCGTAGCTTGCAACTACAAATCTATGCGGCTCAAGACGCAAAAGCTGCAAGTGAAGTTGCGGCAGAAGCCGCCAGAACAATGGCTGCGGAACAAGAAAGGCTGGCTGAACAAGCCTTGGCTCTTTCCCGTGAACGCCGTTCTATGGAAATCGACCTATTGGAAGCACAAGGCTTTGCCGTTGAAGCGTTAGCCGCCCGTCGCGCCGTTGAACTGCAAACCATCGACGCAAGCTTGCGTGGGCTACAGTTGCAGATTTACGCTGCCCAAGATGCAAAGGCTGCGAATGATGCCGCCGCCGAAGCTGCACGGGCTGCTGCCGAAGAACAGGCACGGGCTGCTGAACAAATCTTGGCTGTCGCAAAAGAGCGCCGTTTGCTCGAAATCGAATTGCTTGACGCACAGGGCTTTGCTGTTGAGGCTCTTGCTGCGCGTCGGGCAATGGAACTTGAAACCATTGACGCCACCCTTGTTGGGCTAAAGCAGCAAATCTGGGCAGCGGAAGCTAAGGCGGAAGCAGATGCCGTTGCTGCCAAGGCTGCTGAAGAAGCTGCCAAGATACAAGAAAAAGCTGCCGAAGACGCTGCACAAGCAATGCAGAAATACGCCGAAACACTGGCAAGCGTCAGCCAAACGGTTGTGGACGAAATCAATCGTCTGCGCGGCATTAACGCATCGTCATCGTCGGTATTGCTGAAGGCGCAGTTTGCCACGCTGACCGCACAGGCACGAACAGGCAATCTGGATGCACTTGGTAAGCTGCCAGAACTTAGCCGTTCGATTGAAGAAGCCACACTTGGTTCGGCAACGTCTG